ACTACTACAATCAGCAGGCGCTTACATTATGAAGTACTATCTGGTTGAGCTTGATAGACGATTGAGTGAGCAGGGACTAGACTACAAGTTTGTAGGCAACATCCACGATGAGGTCCAGATGGAAGTAAAAGAGGAACACGCTGAGCTTGCATCAAAGATTGCTGTAGAATGTTTCAAGACTGTAGAGAAACAGTTGAACTGGCGCTGTCAGTTAGATGGCGAATCTAAGATTGGTAACAACTGGGAAGACACCCACTAAGGAGAACGTATGACTAGGCAAGAACTTATTACAGAACTGTTGGAAGATGAGACAGCTTACTGCTGTTACTGTGGTGCAACGAAGGTTAGGTTCAGTTGCTGTGGTGAAAATCACTTCGAGACTTTTGCCCAGATGTCCCCTGATATGCAGGAGATGTTCTTAGATGATGCGGATGATTAATATATTAAGGAGAATAGATGAGTAAAGAAAGAAAAGCCGAGGTGTTTAGTGCCCTCGCAACCAACGTAGACAGCTACGCATGGGTTATGTCTACTGTGCTAAAGGAGAAGTTCGGGACGGTAGACAGCGAGGAAGAGTACGAAAAGATTGCAGGGGAAGTTGCTGCCTATTCGGAGTCGGATGAGTTTAAAGCTAAGTGCGCTGAGGCAGAAATCTACACACTTAATAATATAGTTGCCATTGCTCTAGCTGAGTTGAAGGAGCTTGAAGATGTCAACTACCAAGACGAAGGGTAAGTTCACCAAGTTCGATGTTGACTTGGAGTTTGGGCAACACTGGGAAGAACACATTGATGATTTATTCAGTGGTGTTAAGACTTGCGAGGTTAAGACTGAGCGGGACAAGTGGGCTAAGACAGGCAACATCTGCATCGAGCTTGAAAGCTGGGGTAAGCCTAGTGGTATTAATGCTACTGAGGCTGACATCTGGGTACAGAATTTAGTTAAGGATGGGCGGTTGATTGCTAGCATTATGATTCCTACTGATGTTCTAAAGGAAGTGGTTGAGAAGTCAGCTAAGAGAACAGTAATGGGTGGGGATAGTAATGCAAGTAAATTACTACTCATTAATTTAGAGAAACTAGTAGCAACATTAAAGGGGATATAAATGTTTGATATGAAACAGTTTGAGGATAAGGTAAGCGGTTGGGCATGGGACAGGGGCATCATTCAGAACGGCAACCCCGTCACCCAGTTTGCCAAGTTGGTCAGCGAGATAGGTGAGCTTGCTGATAACATCGCCAAGGGTAAGGACGTACGAGATGACATCGGTGACTGCTTGGTTGTACTAGCCATTATTGCAGAGCTGAAGGGTACTAACCTTAGCGAATGTGCTGATGTTGCATGGGGAGATATTAAGGGTAGGAAAGGCTTCTTGAATGAGAACGGTGTGTTCATCAAGGAGACAGTATGAGTGCCTACCTAGAAGAGTTGATGCGACAGGTACGTACCCAATACTTTGATGAGGTAGGTGCGTACTCTAGTGATGAGGAAATCCTTAAATGGTATAAGGAACGAGCAGATAGTCTCGAAGAAAAATGTAAAGTTAAAGAGGCTCCCGCCTTCCTTAAGAAGGCAAAGGACATACAGGTAGGTGGTGACCATTACAAGTTACCTATTCAGCCTATCGACTTTATTACAAAGAACAAACTGGGTTTTATCGAGGGGAATATTATTAAATATATTGTTCGCCACGATAAGAAAAATGGAATTGAAGATTTAAATAAAGCTATGCACTATTTGCAAATGCTTATGGAGGAATATAAATGAGTGGATTGACAGATTTTGCAACAGAGCTTTTACAGAAACATTACTGCCGTGAGGGAGAGACTGTAGACGAAGCCTTCTGGCGGGCTTGTACTTGTTTTGGTACGAATGGCGCACACGCTAGCCGACTGAAAGAGTACTTGGATAAGAACTGGTTCATGTTCAGTAGCCCTATCCTGAGCAACGCTGTGCTGGCAGGAGAGACACCCAAGGGCTTGCCCATCAGTTGCTTTACTACCTACGTAGACGACTCCATCCAAGGGCTTAATGACCACACTGTAGAGACTCGTTGGCTGTCTGTTAAAGGCGGTGGTGTTGGTGGTCATTGGTCTGATGTACGTAGCATTTCTGACCAGACCCCTGGTGCTGTTGGTTTTATGCACACTACCGATGCTGATATGTTGGCTTACCGTCAAGGCAAGACACGCCGAGGAAGCTACGCTGGGTACATGGACATCTCCCACCCTGAGATTGTAGAGTTCATCAAGATGCGTACACCAACAGGCGACCTGAACCGTAAGAACCTGAACCTCCATCATGGTGTAAACATTACGAAGGCGTTCATCTTTGCTGTTGATAACAACTTGGACTGGCATTTGATTGACCCACATAGCAGTAAGATTACTGAGACAATCAAGGCACGGGAATTGTGGGAAGAGATTTTGGCTGCCCGCTTCCGCACTGGCGAACCCTACATCAACTACTTGGATGAGGCTAACCTACGTATGCACCCCGCCCTCCGCTCACGGGGACTAAAGATTAACGGTAGCAACTTGTGTAATGAGATTCATTTACCTACAGATAATAAACGCACTGGTGTTTGTTGCCTGAGTTCAGTTAACCTTGCTACCTTTGATGAGTGGGCTGACCATGAATACTTTGTTGGTGACTTGATTGAAATGCTGGATAACGTACTAACCTACTTTATCAAACACGCCCCTGATGCACTGGAGAAAGCACGATACTCAGCAGAGCGAGAGCGTTCACTAGGCTTAGGTGCTATGGGTTTCCATGACTACTTGCAGAGCAAGGGCGTGGCTTGGGAGTCTTCAATGGCTATCAGTCACAACCGATATATGTTTGGGCGCATTAAGGCACAGGCTACGGCAGCAACAATGCGGTTGGCAACGACACGAGGCGAGGCTCCTGATGCTGTAGGTTATGGTGTACGTAATACACACCTAATGGCTATTGCACCTAATGCAAACAGTTCTATTATTCTTAACGTGTCCCCCTCGATTGAGCCACGGGCATCTAACTGCTACACCCACAAGACTCGGGTAGGTAGTTACTTGGTTAAGAACCCAGAACTGAAGAAGTACCTAGCCCAGATGGGACTAGATACACCTGAGATTTGGGCTTCTATTATGGAGCAAGAGGGTAGCGTACAACACCTTGATTGTCTGGACGACCAGACTAAGGATGTGTTTAAGACAGCGTTTGAGCTGGACCAGCGATGGGTTGTTGAACAGGCTCGGGCACGACAGGAGTTTATCTGTCAAGGGCAATCAGTCAACATCTTCTTCCCGTCAGGTGCAAGCAAGGCGTATGTCAATGAGGTACACCGTAGGGCTTTCAATGAGCGGGATAACTTCCGACCACTGAAGGGACTGTACTACTTACGTACAGAATCAAGCCAGAAGGTAGAGAAGGTTAATGTTAAGGTACAACGGGATGCTTTGCAGGATGGTGTGCAAGGTAGTTTAGATTCATGTTTAGCGTGTGAAGGATAAGAATGATTAGCGATTTCAGTAAGACGTACAAGCCTCTTCAATATCAGGCAGCGGAAGATTTCCGATTGGCTTCAGAAGATATTCATTGGATTGTTAAAGAAGTGGAGATGACAAAAGACGTAGAGGATTATAAGAAAGCGTCACCTGAAGAGAAAGAATTTATTAAAAACATTCTATCTATCTTTACCCAATCAGATTTTGACGTAGCCTCTGGCTATCTCCCTCTGATTAATAAGGTAAAGAACAATGAGATTCGGGGTATGCTCACCAGCTTCATGGCTCGTGAGTACATCCATCAGGAAGGCTATGCCCACCTGAACGAGAGCTTAGGTTTCCCTGACCAGTACTACACAGACTTCCTTAAGCATCGGGAGACAGCAGACAAAGATGCCTATATGCGGGACGAAGAACATAAGGATAACTTTGGTCTGTCCCTTGCAAAGGGTATCTTGATGGAAGGTATCTCTTTGTTCGGTAGCTTTATTATGCTTAAGAACTTTGAGCGGGTAGGTAAATACCCTGGTATGTGTACAATTAATGAGTGGAGTTTGCGGGATGAGTCGCTACATATTGAAGGAAACGCTTGGCTATTTAGAACGTGGTGTAAAGAAAATCCTATGGAAGTTAATGACAACTTCAAGAAGGGTATCTATAGTATGGCACGGCAATTGGTTGAGCTTGAAACTGCGTTTGTTGATTTTGCTTTCGGAGACTACCAACCGCCTCGACTCAATAAAGACGATGTTAAAACGTATATTAAATACATAGCAGACAGACGACTTATCCAGCTAGGACTAAAGCCTAACTTCGAGGTAAAGGAAAACCCCTTGCCTTGGATGGATGAGATTACTAACGGAAGCAGCTTGTCTAACTTCTTTGAGAAAAAGGTTACAGACTACGCAGTTGCGGGCATGACAGGA